ACAATGAAAAACAGGTACAGATTGTCAATGATGTTTATCGTATTCGAACTATAACAGATGAGAAAAGTTCAGATGGTAGAGTTGTAACTCAAGTATATGCGGAAGCTGCCTTTTATGATCTTTCCTTTAGTGCTGAAAAAGAACCCATGGAATTTGTCGCAGAGACACCAGAAGTACCTATGCGCTATGCCTTACTTGATACTGGCTGGTCATTAGGAAATGTCACTGTCAGTACAAAACGAACATGGCAATCAACAGAGAAGAATGCTTTATCTATTCTTCGAGCCATACAGAATATTCATGGTGGTGACTTGATTTTCGATAGTGCCAAGCGTCTGGTACACCTTTTGACATTTGGCGGTACGGATAGCGGGGCCTTATTCTGCTATAGAAAGAACATGAAAAGTATACAGCGCGTGGTGGATACAAGAAGTCTAATTACCAGGCTTTATGCTTATGGTAAAGATGGCATGACGTTTGCCTCCATCAATGGTAATAAGGAGTATGTTGAGGATTATAGCTATTCATCAGAAGTCAGAGTAGGAACGCTGGATGCTTCATCAATTAGTAACCCTTATCAGCTGCTTGAGTTTGCCAATATGCGCTTAGCTCAGTATGCGAAGCCACGAATCTCATATGTTCTCTCTGCAATGGACTTATCAGTGTTGACAGGATATGAGCATGAGGCATGGAAACTAGGTGATATAGTAACTGTAGATGATAAAGATTTGAAGTTATCTGTCAAAACTCGTGTAGTTCGCAGACAATATAATCTACAAGAACCATGGAAAACAGTGCTGGAGCTATCAACAACTTTAAGAGAATTAGGAGATTCCTCTGCTGGGTGGGATAAAGCAGCCGATATTTTATCTTCCACTGATGTTCTTGACCGTCAGGAATTAAAAGACTTGGTGCCTTTTAATCATCTACGAAATTCACGAGCTGATGATGGTCTAACCTATTGGTTAAGTTCAGGTTTTACAGTTGACCCTAATAATGGTGTATCAGGAACAGCTTCTTTTAAAGCTGAGGGCGTTTTAGGGATGACGAAAAGTCTATCCCAGACCGTTTATCCTGCCAGTAGGAAGAGTTACACTTTCTCAGCGCAGATTGCATCGGAAAACCTTCAGAAAGGGCCAAACGGGCAAGTTGGGATTGAAGTTGTCATTGAATATGAGGATGGGTCGACAGAAACCAGGTTTATTGATCTCTTTTAGGAAGGAGCCAGTGCTATGGCTTATTTTTCACAGACAGCACATGCTATTACACCGAGAGGTATTGGAAAGATAAAGTCGCTTACCATCCGTCTTTTCATTACTGATTGTTCTGGTGAGGTGTTCTTTACAGATATGCTTTTGCAAGGTGGTTCTGTTGCTACGGGCTGGATTGGTCATGTATCAGAAATTAAGTGGACGTTGGATGGGTAGGTGGTGCAGATGCCAGTTACATTTACCAGGTTTGCTGAGACGATTCATTGTAAAGAGGATAAACGAGTAGTAAGCGTAACAGTGAAACTACTTCTTGGAGATTGCACAGGTACTGTTTATTTCACTGATATTCAGGCTCAGGAAGGTGATCGTCTAACTGGTTATACAATTAATACAGAAACGATGCTTCAAAAATTCCGGGAGGGCGGTGTTATTGTTCCCGCTCGTTTTTATAACGGAGTGGTTCGTAGCGGAGAGACGGTTATTCTCTTCAATCTGGGTTCAACTTCCACAGGTCTTGACTGTCATATCTATCCTATACAGAATATGGCTGCGGGCAGTATCCAATTGTCTCAAGGGGCAGGGGCGCATAGGGTAAAGTTTAAAGAGGCCGCTAGCCCAGGCGATACCTTTTCACTACTAGCATCAACCAGACAGTGTTTAAAGAATGGAAATCCAACTGATAAGGAAGGATTTTTTCAATATACAGCATCCGGTGATAGCAAACATGTGGTGAAGTTAGAGGACAGAAAATCAGCTCGGTTATTGTTCGAATTTCAAGAAATGCAGGAAGGAAGTGAGCGCCCTTGATTGATTACCTAAAAGGTAAGCGGTGCATGGTTTGGAGTTTCATGGGAAATGCCCGCATGTATCAGGCACTACGAGACTATGGCGATCGAATTGATACGGTGGGTATTTTTACTTTTGAAGTGGATATCACCGGGACCATAACAGAAACAGGAACAAGCATATCCAGTATGCTTACTTACATTAACCGCTGGTCTCATATCAAATGGCTGCTTACAATCATGAATCATGGTACGGCTTCTATTTTTACAGCCCTTAGAAATAACACCAATGGTGCAAAGGATAAATTTCTTACTGAGATTATTCGCATCATGAATAAGTATCCTTGGTGTGCTGGAGTGGATATAGACTTGGAACGTGGAGGTGGCTATGAAAACAAGGATGCTGCTAATGCTCTATTTCGAGACATATATAACACTGTCAAAGCCTATGATTCTTCGAAACTCGTAAATATTTGTCTACCGGGCATGACTGGAGTACAAGGCTCGGTTGGTGGCGAAAACTGGTGTGTTTATGAAGACTTGAATCTCTATTGTGATACAGCAGCGATTATGAGTTATGGCATGGCATGGGCAGGATCTGCACCGGGTCCGGTATCTCCCAGGGATTGGTTGGAAGGCATTTATGATTATGCAGTCCGGGTTATGACTCCTGAAAAAATTTTTTTAGGACTGCCTGCATATGGTTGGAACTGGAGAATCCACGATACACCAGAAAATCTAGGTATCACTTATCGTGGGATTTCAAACACATATTATGCGGCACAGCTTTGGATGACAGGGGGATATAACTTTACAGATGATGGACCACCACAGCCCATGATTCCTATCATAGCGTATTGGGATGATTATGATAAGGTGCCTTGGGCCTTGCCACATGTGTATGACTACATGGAAGGCTGGGATGCAGTTTCAAGAACCTATCCTTTACTGGGTGAAACTTATAACCGTCGCAGGTATTTGACTGCCTATAGCAAGCAGCAAAAAACTGAATTTGGCACGATATATGTAGATCGTAGTGGCGGAACCCCTGATAGCTATACTGATAATGTATCGGTTTCTTCTCAAATGATAACACTTGGTGAAGAAGGTGAAGCCGAATACGAATTTGAAATTTCATCTGCTGGTATTTATGATGTAGCCATTCGCATCTCATTTCCCTTCTGGGATAAGAATAGTATTCATGTTTCACTTGACGGGACAAGTAAGGTATTTAGCGAGAATAGGCTGTGGTGGCCATATTGGCGAACAACTTGTTGGCTTTCCTTGGTTTCTGGTGTATTTCTTTCAGCTGGTATCCATACTGTCAGCGTTAGTACCTCAGTACCAGGTGTGCAGTTCTATGGATTTCGAGTATGTTCGAGTTTTTCTGAAGAACCTTCTGCTGGAGAGGCAGAGTTTATGCTATCCCCTCGCAAATTTAAAGATGTGAACGGTTTAATGGCTGAACCCGATAAAGGTTTTAAATTGACCACTGAGGTGCTACGCAGAAAGCCTGATTCAGCACTAATTTGGTATGAAGACTTCAGAGATGACAATCCACTTCCCTCCAGCTACTGGACAGCACTTAGCGGCGAGTGGCAGGTATGGCAAAATCAAAATGATCCCGCCAGTCGTCCCTATTCGCAGCTTGACGGGTATGGCCAATTGGCGTGGAAGTATAGCGGGTTTTCAGATGTTCATTTGCGGGCAAGGTTGGCCTTTACTCCAGAGGGAAGTGGTCGTGCAGGCATTTTTTGTGGTAATGTCTTTTGCTGTTTAAACTTTAATACACAGCGTATTGAACTATATAATGGTTCTTCTCTAATCGGCAGTTATGCCACTGAAATCGTTAAAACGGCATCAGCAGATCTTCGCTCAAATCCAAGAATGTACACCATTGAAATGAGGATACGAGGTAACTCTGTGAGGGTTTATTCCGGAGCAAGCAATGTTTTGCGCTTTACAGCGACGCTTAGTGGTTTTTCAGGAGGGTATGCCGGGGTTCGGTCTGATGGACGTATTCTATGCGAATTACTTAGACTGGGAGATGCCTGGACTTATGAACCTTATGAAAGGTTTGATGTAACCTTCCCGGATGGAACCACAACTGAGTATGGGCGGCTGGCAAGAACCGGTGTAACATGGGATAGTGAGTTTCAGGTTTTCACAGTTAACAATGATGTGGAGGAAGCTTCTACACGAAACCAGGACATCTCTATGGATTATGATTTCTTCCATTCAGGGCTTTTGCCGCTGGCCTGTGGAAATGATTATTCAGTAAAAATCGTGCCCAAGGACATCAATGTCTGGATTTCACGGTTGTTTCTTGG